TATTACTGTCACTTCTAAGCGTGGTATGCGAACTGCTCCAGGGTCAGGATTGTGGAAGATGCATCAAGGTACAGATATCGCTGCTAGATCAGGAACTCCAATGTTCCTGCCTTTAGGCGCTAAGATTGTGGACAATCGTGCTACCGCAAACGGAGCTGGGTATGGCAATTCGATTTACTTTACTACAGAAGATGGTATTACTCATATGTACGGTCATATGAAGTCCCAGAGTAAATTGAAAGTTGGTAAAACATATGCAGCAGGAACAAAAGTTGGTGAGGTTGGTAACACTGGTAACTCCTATGGTCCACACCTTCATTGGGAAACAGCAACTAAAGAACGTGACGTAGGTCGCTCTGGTCGAAGTTTGTTTGAACCTCTATCGAAATATAATAAGTACGCTCCTTTCACTAAGGATGGTCCTGGTACTCCTTCGCTGGATAGTAGTAGTTCTTCTTACTCTGCTGATGGTAGTACTCCAGGACGAGAAGCATCAGCAGCTGCTCTGTCAGTATCACCTATCACTAGTGCGCTACGGGGGATGGCAAGTACTGCTAGCAGTATGTCTTCCAACATTGCTAATCGTTCAGACGCTCTACAGAAGTCAGGTATGGAAAGTGGATTAGCAGATAGTATTGCTGGTGCTCTCGCACCGCTGGCAAGTATTCCGCAGTTGCTTATGTCAGCTGCAAATTCAAATGCTGGTGGAGGTACTATGTCTCCACAAGATCCTGGTATGCAAGGATCTGGTGATGTTGCTATGTTCCCGACAACCTCTCCTGTTAGAGATGGTGGTCACGTATTCCAAGGAGATATTTAATGGCTGCACCTTCTTCTGATGCTCAAATTGGCTGGAAGTTAATTGGTATTAAATTAACAATGACCTCGGGTGCAATTATCAATCTTACCCCTAACCTAGCATCGTTCACTTACTACGAAGACTTAGAAAGGATCTGTCCTACTGCAGTGGCAGTCCTTAATGATCTAGGATCAACTGACTTACCTTTGGCAGGAGGAGAAGAGTTTGTCATCACTCTAGAGACAGATCAAACCTCTGGTAAAGAAGTTGAGTATGAGTTTGTTGTTGGATCAAATTCCACTCCTTTCGTTGACTTTAAAGGTAAGCTTACTACAATTAACCTGATCAAAAAAGATAGTAAGTCTTTCTCCACCTATAAGGCAATGAATACCTATAAGGGAACAGGAGATATTGTAATTGCCACAGCATTTCAAGATGCATCGATGAGTAGTAGGGTGCAATTACGTGGTTCCGCACCATTTAATAAGCTACACATCGCTGGCGAAGGTATCTCGCTTGATAAGATGGCGAGGAGAGTATGCACTCAATCGATTCCTAAAGCAGGTGAGCAAGCTAATACTTGTGGATATTTTCTTTGGGGAACGAGAGATGGATATAACTTTGCTTCCATTGATTATCTGTTGTCTACAGGAGACGATGCGTTTGATGGTGTCAAACCCCATTGGGAATACTATCAGTCACCTGCAAACACCAATCAAATTCCAGCTCATTTGATTATCAATAACTATAATGTGCAAAGAGATGGTGATCTCAAAGCAATGGCAGACAAAGGAGTCTTCTCTGCTATAATGGCAGTAACCAACACGGACACCCAAGAATTTAAAGAAGAAAGGTGGAACCTAAAAGAACATTGGAAACAATGGGGACACATAGGTACACAAGACAGATTTCCTATCTGGATGTTGCAGTGGTTGGAGGACTATCAAACTTCTACATCTAATAATACTCAAGCAGTTAAAACATTTAAAATTGACACAACTAATGAAGCGTTCTTTGATGAAGAAGAAGCTGCAGGAGATACTGTTGGAAGAGATGGTAGTGATGTAGAAACAGAGTACCCTGACTGGGGTCCGTATACAATTTGCCAATACAACGCACGTCGTGCTACTATGGCAATGAATGTAACTAACGTTGTCGTACCTGGCAATTCAGAACTTAGAGCTGGACAAAAAATTAAATTGCACATCCAGTCTTCTAAACCTGATCACGCTAAGGATGCTGACGATGAAGACCTTCGTAGGAGTGGCGCATATCTAGTCTTTAGATTGGCGCATAGATATAGTATGACACCTCGCGAATGCTTCACTTCTATGACACTCGTTAAGGATTCTATGAACAAAAATTGTTAACAATGAACAAAGAATTTCTAGATCAATACCCTTCTCATATGACTCGTGGACTCAGCGCGATCCTCGATAAACTATCTGAAGAGAAGGATGAAGTTGTACTTGCTAAACTGTATGGACAACTTGCCTTAGGACTTGAGGCTCTGAAAAAGAACATCGAAAACTCTGATGATGACACAGAAGTTGTAGAAGTCATCGAAAACGTGGCAATTTCGGAATAAATACACCAGAATTTCGGAAAAAAAGTCCCGCCAAAATTTTACCCCTTTAAGTTTTCTTCCCAAACAATGGAAAGCATCGAAAAGCACATCGCAAAAGACAAAGAGATCCTAGACAATGCATCTACATCTCCACAGCAACGTCGTCACATTGAAGGTGAATTGAAAGAGCTAGAAGTCTATGCTACTAACCATAAAGCAGAGATTGAAGCAGGAGATCATCACGATCCCACTCCTCTGGAACTATACTGTGAGATGGAACCAGAAGCAGACGAATGTAGAATTTACGAGGACTAATATTGGATAACTCTCACAACGCTGCTGGAATGAGAGACCTTTTTGGAATGCAAAAAGGTTTTATTGAGGATGTAAAGGACCCTAAAGCTTCAGGTCGAGTCAAAGTACGAATCATTAATAAAGAGTTTCGTACTGGTCAATCTGGAGAATTTATTCCTGTCCCTGCCACGCAGGATCTTCCTTGGGCAGCTGTTTTGATGCCTAGTAATGCATCTGGTGGTACTGCCACTAGTTGTTCTAGTCACAACATTAGAAAAGGGGACATTGTTTGGTGCTTCTTTATTAATGGTGATTCACGTCAGAGATTAGTCGTAGGTTCACAAGGTGCTGTTGCTAATGCCAGTGCAAAGAGACCAGAAGCTGGATACGCACCTCTACAAAGATATATTTCGCAGGATAGTAGGACAGGCGATCTTCCCGATCCAACATCTCACGTTACTGACGATCAAAAAGAAAAGAATAAAAACTTTGGCACTAAACCTATTGGTGCTTATGGAGATGATGATGTCAATAGAAAGATTGCTGGTCTGGTAGAAGCATATTCTCCTGGTGGTAATCCACAGGGTGCTGTTGATGTTGCTGTAGCTGATGGTAAGTGCGCAACTAATCCAGCAACCAAGACTGAGATAGTTTTAGCTGAATTTTTTGGTGCAGTTCAGTCTACTAATGGCAACATTGGTTCTTACTATGTTAGTAAGTATACTGGTGAACTATTTGACCTTCAGACGATTGCTAAAGGATACATTACTAGAATACAGACAATTATAGAAGCTGTCATCTCTAGATCTTTCGGTATGCTGATGGCAAAACTGAAGGAAGTTATTCAAAAATTAATCAAGGCAGTTCTTCAACCTCTTCCTGGTTGTTTAAAGCAAGTTGTTGATTGGTTTACTGAGGCCCTAGAAAGAATGGGTTGTTCGATGACTGACATCTTTGAAAGGATGGAAGACTTCATCGAAGAAACTTTGATGGGTTACATTGGTAGTGTTGTTAACTGGGCTGCTTGTCAGACAAAGCGTCTAGTTGATGGACTGCTCGGCAAAGTAATGCAGGAAATCACAGGTGTTATTGACGACATCTTTGGTAGTATTTCATCTGTCCTTGGTGCTATTGGTTCGATTGGTGATGTAGTTGGTGGTGCAATCAGTGCAGTGATGGAACTCCTGGGCATCTCTTGCACAGGTATTGCTTCTTGTTCTGACGGACCTCCCAAGAGATCTACTAAGTCTGGTACATTCGCGGGACTCAAAGCTGGATACAATGATCTGGATGAACTTCTCGCATCGTTACAAGATGGTGATCAGTTCCCGATCGATGGTGTTTGTGATGCTGCAACGGTTGCTCCTGCACCACAAACTGATGTGAATATTTGGGGAATACAAGTCCCCGATGAAATAGGAGAAGGTAGTTTTGATGACATCAATGATCTAGATGATGATGACGATCCTAACAATAATGATAGGAGGAGGAGAAGAAGAAGAAAGAAAAATAAAAAAACTGGCAAGAAAGAAAAATTTCCTTTCGACTCTGATAAGAGAGGTAAAACTCCTACAGGTGTTCGCCGTAGGGGTAAAAGAAAAGCACGTTGTTTCCGTCGCTTCTTTAGAGCAGGTGATATTAACATTTTCGGTGGTCAAACTGCAAATATGCCTATCTTTAGATCAGGTGATTTGACTACTTCATCTGCAGTTACTTTTTACACGGCTGATGGTACTGCAAAAGCTGGTGAAGACTATTGTGCTACCTCTGGATTTATGGGGTTTGGTCGGGGTGATCGTAGCAAAGTAATTCCTATCCGAACTATTAATAATTCAAGTCGCAACAAAACTACTGGTGAAGTTACCGTAGAGATTGAGATGTGGACTGATGATGATGCTGAAAAACACGGAGTTGCTTTAGATTCATTTAGTGTTGGTAACAAAACTTGGAGGCGAAAGAAAAGAACTGGTAAAGATGGCGAAGGTCAGATCTATAGAAACACTAGAGAAGAAAATAGTGTTATCAAAAAAGTAAAACTTCAAGCTCCTTTTGGAGAGGGTAGAAAGGGTAGAAGACGTTATCTTATCTCTTATGAGAACTTAAATCCTACTAACAAACCTATCAAGGTAAAGTTAAAGCAGAGTCAAATTTGGCTTAAGGATGATAGAGGTGATGATCGTAAAGATAAAAACGCACGCATCAGAATCCTTAGTGTGAAAGGAGGCGAAGCTAAGTTTAGTCAGTCAGGAAAAGCTTTAATTGTATTTGCAACTAAAGATAAAAGTTCTGGCGGTGGTTTTAGAAGACCTGGAGAAACTAGAACTCTGAAGGAGAAAGAGAAGGAATGTAAGTACTTCTATGTGAAAATGAAACTTAATGATGGTTGTGGAAAAGTCAGAAAGAAAACTGGTATTGTTTTAGTTTGCCCACCTCCCACAAATCCACCACCAACATTACCAGAAGTACCACCAACTACTCCACCTTTCCTTCCTCCTATAGTACCTCCATTGTTGCCTGATAACAACTCTTTCTATACTTTATCAGCTGATAAATCGAAAGTAAACGAAGGAGAAACGGTTGTCTTTACAATGAATACTGTTAATGTGGATACGGGATCGACAGTTAACTATACAATTGGTAGAGCTGAGACTGGTATTACTTTTGGAGACATTGAATGGATTAAGCAAAGCGGTGGTCCAATACAAATGGTGAATTCTGCTGCTGATTTGGCAGGAACATTCACAGTTGCTGAAGATGGGTCTGATTTTGTTGAAATTAAATTGCGTCAAGACGATGTAGATGAATCAGATTCTGAGGTTCAAGAACAAGTTATCGTTCAACTAAATGGATTGGGTATATCTGCTTCGTGTCTGGTTGAGGATCCATCTGGAGAATCATCGGTACCTGAGCCAACAGGGGTGATTACCGATATCACAATTGATCCTCCAGAAATTTGCTCTGAACCTGGTTGCGAGGCTGTCGTTACAATCATCGGCACCATTGATGATGGGCTTTGTCTTCCTTATACTATATTTGGTGCTGGCATTACTCCAGAGGATATCGTTCAACCTCTAACTGGAGTAGTTTGTTTTGAAGATGGTGAAGCGAAATTTACAATTACGGTTCGCCCTGATCGATTTGCTGACGTTCCAGAGAATCTTACATTTTCTATCGATGAGTTTGGTGCTAGTGCAACAGCTGTTCTTATGGCTAGTGAGGATGCCGATACCGATACTAGTACTGGCGGCGGTGATGATGATGATGATGGTTTTGGTGACGATGATGATGGTTTTGGTGACGGGACACCTGAGTTTGGCACTCCTATAATCAACAACGACGGTGGAATCGTTGACATCCCTGTAACTAAACCTGGATTTAGATATACTGCTTTACCTTTTATATCTCTTGAAAGTAACACAGGTTTTGGTGGATTCGTTGAACCTATTTTGAATAGTCAGGGATATCTTACCCGAGTTAGAGTTATTAGAGGTGGTCAAGGTTACACTGGCAATTTAATTCCTGGTGGTATTATTTGCCAACTAGTTGGATTCTCTTTGCAGAATGTAGGTGGATTGTATACGAAAGCACCGACAGTTTATGTAAATGGTGATAGCTCTATTGCCAAAGCATCTCTCAGTTCGGAGGGATTTGTTGATAATATTGTTTTAATCAAGGGAGGTATGCAATATGTTGAGATTCCTGAGGTTATAATTACTGGAGGAGACGGGTTTGGTGCCCGTGCCAAAGCAGATCTTCAATGTGTTCCTGAAGATCGTTCCGAACTTATTCTGCAAGGTCTCGCCAAAGATCCTGCCAACTATGTGGATTGTCCCTAATGTCATCATCGAAAAGCAAACCAACAGAACCTACAACAACTTCTACAATCAGCAGATCTGGTCACATATGGCAGGTCTGCGATTCAGAAGACAAACCATATATGCTTATGATGCACCGAGCAGGGCATCACTTATGGTTACGCGATGATGGAGCTGTTTGCATCAAAGCAGTTAAGTCTCCTTCGACAAATCAAAAGGGAGGGATGCTGGTTGTTCACTGTGAAGGTGATGCCGCAATTAAATTGGGAAATGATGCAATTATTGAAGTTGCAGGTAAAACAAAGGTAGAAGCTGATAATGACATTGATATTCAGTGTTATAAGGACATCAATATCAGAGCAGAGGGCAATTTCAATATTAATGCTGGCAAAAACCTTACGCTTACTGCTGATCAAGCACTCGCCTTGAATAGTAAATCTAAAATTGTTAGATCAGCACCTAAGGAGACTAGTTTGGCTGATATGACAGACACTACAGTTACTGGTCCTCAAGAGGATAAGATCTTTGGTGAGAGAACCATCGCGATGACTGATCCTAGAGGTACGTTCTCTCTGCTTAGTTTAGGGCATATGGTCACTGTGATTAAAGGTGACCACGAGAAGGTTGTGGGTGGTCGAGAGTCTGAGAAGATCATTGGCATCCCACCTATCCCTCCTCTGCCTAGCATTCCTCCTGGTGCTCCTGCTAAGACCCTGATCATCGGTGCTTCTGGTGGTGCTGGTAGGGTAGAGAAGATTATGACGGGTAACGACATATGCTCTGTGGTCGTGGGCAATAAGATCACAAACGTTGTCGCTGGTAACAATGTGATGACAGCAGCGGCAGGATCTGCTACAATAGCTGCAGGTGTGAACGCCACCATCACTGCCACAGCTAATGTGACAATTGCTGGAGCGTCCATCTTCCTGAACTAACCCCTCTATACTCTGCTATAATAACGGAGTACTAACAAAGACCTATGCCTGACAACTCAGTCGTTGACAAGATCATCGTTGATGTGCAAACCCGTGCCATCCACCTTGTGTCAGATGAAGGTGAGTTTAAGACCCTTGATTGCTCTGATGATTACGAAGCGTTCCTGAGGTTGATGCAGATGTGCAAGAGCGAAGGCGAGGATTATATGGTCTACTGTGAACCTACAGATTTTCTCGAAGCTGTGGAAAATTGACTTCCAGTTACCAGAAAGTCGGAAAAAAAACTCCGACATTTTTTTGACCCATAGGGTTTTGTGATTTTATTCACACAGGGTGGTTGTAAAAACCGCCCACATACTGTACAATAAATACGTCTAGAACACTTCTCCGTAATAACTTCGTTATGGCACAACAAACAAACAAGCAAGACCAGTATGGTCTGTTTTCAGTTTTTCCAAAGTTCGTATATCGTGGACGACTTCAAACGCACGAGAAATGGAAGAACCTGATTGAGCCTGTTATTCAAGAACGTTGGAACGCTATTAAGTCTAATAGCAACGTTGATGACGGTCCTGCTTGCTGGGAGTGTGATTGCTACACCACTTTCTTCGATAATAGTCTACAAGACCATACTCAAGAAACAGAAATCGACATTCAAGGTCTTCTGCAAGATCTTTCAATCAATATTCAAGAATCTATCAAGCTTGCGGAGTTTTATCCTCACGCTTTTATGGTTTCGCAGCAGTGGTTCAATGCATATGGACCTGGGCAGAATCAAGAGTCCCATAACCATATTCCATCACATCTGTCTGGAATCTATTATATTAACTTTGATCCAAAGGTCCATAAGGGAACTAGTTTCCTAAATCCTGACCGTATGTACACGGAAGGACCTCGTTATGCGAAGCAATTCTTTGATCCTGATATGATGGGTTATGGTTGCTATAAAGAGGAAATGACACTTTCTATTGAAGAAGGTGACGTTGTTCTCTTCCCTTCTCAGCTTGATCATCTTGTTCATAGGCAACCTGGAATTGATAAGAATCCTGATGGTACAATTCGTATCACATTCTCTTTTAACGTTGATCTAGTTAGTGAACAGGAAGCAACTGAGCGTATGGGAGACCAGATGGCAAATGCTCCTCAGACTAATCCTGATGACAACAGCATTCCTCTAGAGGGAACTACCCAAGCTCCTCAGTCAGCAGCTGGTAAGGAAGAGTGGTCTTCTGACTGGTTCTGATGCCACGTACTAGATTGTCTAAAATTGATCTTGAGGCAAAGGTTTACAAACTCAAGACAGAGCTGTATGATGGTAAACATCAAGATAAAACAGGTCAATGGCACGATGGCGCACATCACGCTTTGAGTGAAGTATTGAAGCACTTGCAAGAGTACTCTCATTAATTAAAAGTCCCGAGTATGACTCTAAACTGCTCCTAGACTCTCAACTTCTAGATTGTCTAGCCCTATTCACGACGGGAATCCGTCACTAAGAGTAAAATTAAATGTCTATTACAATGTCCGAAATCATCCGTATGGATGAATTGGTACGCATCGTTGATGTGTTCGACCAAAAGGTAAAAGGTACAGATAGGGATTATTTTTCCAATTTCACTGTACTTGACCGTTGTCCTGAAAACCTCCCCCTAATGGAGGATGTTATCCGCGATTATGAAAGCGGAAACAATTATTTCGACAACGATATTGTTATTGTATTAGCACGAATTGGCGATCTTATGAGTTCGCCTTATTACAACCGTATTCTCGAATTGAAGTACGGAAATCATCGTGTCCATCTCGCTAATCGTGGCGGGTTTTCTTATGGTTCAGCTGATACTCTTTCTGGGTTTTATCGCCCTGGACAGAAGTTTGTATCTGTAACTAAAGGAAACAATCGTGTTTCTATGCTCTACGGAGTTACTCAAGATCTCGATGCCCGTATTGCGATTTCACTAAAATTCCATTCACGTGATCTCTCTGTGGAAGAGATGATTCGCGTCGAATCTAATGATCACAATGTTGATGCGAACTATCGCACCAATCAAACTGGTGATCACCGATTTAAGTCCGCATTTTATGCTCGCGACCCGAAAGCAGTTGCTCTATATGAGTTCTGCGCCAAGTTTAACATCGGTATCGCTGGAACACTTCCTGACGCTGCGTTCCACGCTCCTCGTCACACCTATATCGCTAATGCGGTAAAGGACGCTCAAGGACAAACGGAACGCTATTTAAAGGCGTTTACTGAGAACGATTGTTCTAAAGAAATTGGTGGTAGTTGTACTCTTGCTGGTGCAATGTTCCTAAAGTATTTCTCTAAGTACATCAACAAAGTTGATGAATTGAACAGCTGCGACTCTTTTGCAGGTTGCCTACGTTACTATTTCTGTGACTGGGGTGATAAGTCTCGTCCTATTTACGGTAAGAAAGCACGTAACGTTACTCAAGAGGATATTACTGGAGCAACTACTGATTATAAGAAGTGGGAACCTGCTGTTGCACGTTTCGTCTGTCTTTATAATGCATATGTAGATTCTACAGGTCTTGAATTTCCTGGGAATCAACAGACGGCAATTCCGTTCAACGGGTCTGACAACAGCTGTTGGGTTAAGTTCATTTCGTCTGCTAATTCACTGATTCGCCCTCAACTGCAAAACATTGCAGAACAAAGGTTCTTCTGATATAATATGGGGGCACTGCCCCCTTCTCAATCCTGAGTAGCTCAGTGGCAGAGCGGACGACTGTTAATCGTTTGGTCGCAGGTTCAAATCCTGCCTCAGGAGTTTATTATTTTAATTATGTCTTACAAACCTTATTCGCCAGAATGGCATCGATATCGGTACTTGAAAGAAGCGATATACAAGTATATCGATGACTATGTTGACAATGACACAATAATGACTGATATTCTAAATATTGTGTGTGAGCGTCAAGAGACTGCACACGCTGAATACCTCAAATTAGAGGATCTTGAGCTAAAACTAGATTTTAGAGACTAAATCTTATGCTTTCTACCGCCTATCGCCTTCGACTAGAAGGTATTTGTAAAAAGATCGCAAACAAGGAGGAAGTACAATTAGACGATATGATCTGGGCAGAAAAGCTTGCTAAATCTCACACACTTGCTAGGGATTGGTTAAAGCAAGCACGACGCCAAGCAGCACAAGACATTGAAGAAGGTAGTACCGACGATTTTCTGAATAGGATGGGTTTAGGAGACCCCGATCCATCCAATCATAAAACGGGGTTCAACAGTGCTGATGACATTAAAGATTGGTTTCAACGAGACAAACCTGATGATTGGAGGCAGCGAGATTGAGTAGTAAGATGATGTTCTTAGTTGCTAATGGCGACAACAAATGCATCACTCACGATGGATACATTCAACTCGGTAGTTTCTGCCATAGTGTAGATAAACATCTTGAGCTGTGTCCCGAACAAGAATGGCAAGTTACCTATTGGATGCCTGATCCATTCTATATGAGATATCCGAGACCAAACTATCAGCATACAATGAAGGCGAACGAAGGTTCTCCTAAAACTGATAATGCCACTGATAGTAGACCAAGAGACTTTCCAGATCAAGCTACAAACAGATTAGAAAGAACATTATGACAAATGTGATTGTCCCTATGAGAGTATTGGGCAGTGGTCTCGTGATCATTGCTTATTTTACTATCCTCCATATCAATACAACGTTCGGTGTCGCACTCAATTTCTTGGGTGACTGTGCTACACTCCCTTACTTTGTAATGACAAAATCTTGGGACATCGTTATTATGGTTACATTCCTCTTAGTTATTTCATTGTCCAAATTATTGTCGTAGAAAAACGATGTTCGATAGTCCAGAAGCACCTATTGAAGGTGAAGTTGATAAGTGGGGGTTTACGATTAAACCCGCTATCAGTGATACAGATTTAATTATTATGTGTTTGAAGAACGCTCCTTGTGGAGCTGACCGAAAGCAAGTTGACAGATTGGTCAAACATTATGAAAACGGAGAAGATTCAATTCTGAAGCTGTATCAACACCCTTGGTATGAACAAAATGGAAAGAGTTGAGATCACTCCTCAAACATATATTGATATGAATAAGGAGTTTGAGGAGGAAGATTATCCCTTCCGAATTACTGTCCCTACACAGGAAACGATTGATAAGTGGCAATCACAACCATCACCACCTTATCAGACACCCCCACCAATAGATATGGTTGCTGAAATGTGGGCAGAGCACAATAGAATAGAAGAAGAACGCAAACTGCAACTTGAGCTTGACTTATGAAAGATGCTGCTAAATTCGCACTCGAAATCCAACTAGATAACATATGCAAAATATTGGGTGGTGAAGCAACTCACTATATTTGCACTGATAAAAAGACCCAACATCAGAAAATTGTAATTACCTACGATCACAAGGAGAAGTAATGAACCGATTTTTGCTGTTTACCAAGGACTCCTGTGGTCCTTGTGGTTTGGTTAAAAAATACATCAAAGCTCTTCACGATGAAAGAGAGAGTCTGATTGAACAAATAGAGTTGGAAGACTTCAGTGATACTCCTATTCCAGAAGAAAATCTTGCTCTTGCTAAAAAATATGGCGTAACTGCTACTCCTGTTTTTCTAGTTATTTCTCCCTCAGGACTATTGCTGGAAAAACGAATTGGTGGTTTGCCAATTACTCAATCTGTTCGTAAACTTTGGGGTCAATATGGTACTAACTAAAACCGCAGTTATATACTCTAACAGTAGTCAAGAGTGTGATCGTATGGCACAACTTTTGAAGAAAATTGAAGGTGTTGAAGACTTTCATAGATATGAGCTAGGAAAAGACTTTGAAGATTATCAATTCAGAAATGAATTTGGAAATGAAGCAACTTATCCTCAATGTGCAATTGGTATGACGCACATTGGCGATATGAAGACTACACTTCGATATATGTCAGACAAAGGAATGTTCGTCTGATAAATACCAAGACAGGACCACCATCATAATAATTTTTAGGTAATGGCACTTACCAGACTAGAGAATCTAATTTCCAGTAAAACTGGGCGTTTTGTTTATGTTTCTCCTGATGACTTTAATGCGTCGGATGATGTGAACAACAGGGGCAACTCCCCAACTCGACCATTTAAGAGTATTCAGCGAGCTTTTCTCGAAGTTGCTAGATTTTCGTATAAATCGGGTCCTGATAACGATCGATTTGACGAATTTACAGTCGTGTTGTCTCCTGGAGACCACTATATTGACAACCGTCCTGGTGTTCTTTCTGTTAACGATATCGCAGATTTCACATCTAATGTGAACTTTGACTTAGGCAACTCCCAAAACGATCTCTACAAGTTTAACTCAACAACTGGTGGTGTTATTGTTCCTAGAGGTACCTCCTTGGTGGGTATGGACCTCAGGAAGACAAAGATTCGTCCTCTGTATGTGCCAAACCCAACAGATGTGTCGGTTCCAAAGACATCTATTTTTAATGTAACTGGTGGGTGTTACTTCTGGCAATTCTCTATCTTTGATGGTAAGCAGAAGGTATACTTTGATGCTTCTGGAAATAAAGCTGACCCAACTTTTTCTCACCACAAGATTACAAACTTTGAGTTTGCAGATGCTGAAGATCTGCAACTCTACTACGACAAAATTGGTGACGCATATGAAAATATGGTCGTCGATATTAACGTTGACGGTGCTATTCAAGAGACGGATCTTGAAAACCGTATTGTGGGTCCACTCTCTGACAAAAAGGTTATTGAGTCGATCACTCCACAGGCATTGGGTGGTAATGCAACTGAAATTAGAGTTAAAACGAAAGCACCTCACGGTTATTTCGTAGCTCAATTTGTTACCATCGATGATACTGGACTAACTAATGATCTGCACGGTTCATTCCTGATTACACGTCTGGATCCCGCAGATAACACTCTTTTCTACTATCGTGTCAACCAGTCAATTCCGACATTGATCTCTGGTCAGACATATACGACAGCTTCTCTTCCTCCTAACAGACTGAATGAGAACGCTGTTGTTCAGGCAGAGATTGATACTGTTGACTCTGCATCTCCTTATATCTTTAACCTGTCGATCCGTTCTACTTGGGGTCTGGCAGGTATGCACGCTGATGGATCCAAGGTTACTGGATTCAAGTCGATGGTGTGTGCTCAGTACACGGGCGTTTCGTTGCAGAAAGACGATCGTGCGTTTACTAAGTTCAACGAAGAAACTGCGCAGTTTGAATCTGCTTGGAACGGTGTTGCTGTTACTGACCCTGAAGAACTGGCAACTGGTTCGTTTGCTACCACTCCTTATCACACAGATGGTAGAGCATACTTTAAGAATGAGTGGAGAAACGCTCACGTTAGATTGTCGAATGATGCGTTCATTCAGGCTGTGTCCATCTTCGCGGTGGGTTTTGCAGATCACTTCCTGATTGAGTCTGGTGCTGACATTTCAATCACCAACTCTAACTCTAACTTCGGTAACACCGCTCTGGATGCTATCGGATTTAAGGGATTTGCTTTCTTCCAAGACAAGCACGGTTTCGTTACTGATATTGTTCCTCCACAAACAATTGATCTAGACGATACTACCCAACCTCCATACTACGGTATTGATATTCTTGGTTCTAAGGAACCAGCTGGTTCTACTCGTGTTTACCTTTCAGGCGAACCTGAGGAAATTGCTGATCCTGATAGCACACCAACTTACATTCTGCAGGATTATAAAGTTGGTTCTAAGCGTGAAGATAGAATTTATGCTAAGCTAGATCCTGATATTTCTGCTGGTGAATCTGGTCCTCAGGAAAGGTCAGCACAACTTACTCCATCTGGTTTCGACACCTTTACGGTGAGCAGTCTGGCAACTGCTACTCAGTCAGTGCAGAATGCTCTGGGTGAGACTATTGTATATCGTGCTACGATCTTCTCCTGCCCTGAAGCACACGGTCTGTATACAGGCACACCTGTTCGTTTAGTTCCAACACGGGTCAATCCTAATATTGGCAACGAACTAGTCAGACTACCTAAAGGTCTGGAAGCAAACACTGTTTATTATGTAATTGCTCCTGGTCGCCATACAGCGCCTGTACCGCCCGATCAGACTTTCCCTACAGAAGACCTCAACACATTCCTTCTGGCAGCATCTGAGGATGATGCAGCTGCGGGTAACGCAATTAATATCCCCGAGGCATTGAACGCTGGCGTTCAGATCTCGATGCAGCAGTACATCTTTGATGTCAACCCAACTCCATTTAAGTACAAGGTCGTCAATGCTGACCCTGCTACTAATGAATTTACTTTAGAATCTTCTCACGTTTTTGATAAAGGTTTTGCTACTAAAGCAGCAACTCCTGTTTTCTTCCGTGCTAAGCCTGGTTCGCAACTGCCTGGTGGTATTGATGCGAACAAGATGTATTATGCCATTTACGATAATACTGCTGGTAATACTAATAAGTTAAAGGTTGCATTGTCATCAGCACTTGCTATTCAAGGTGGTGGTGTTCCATATTCATTTACATCTAGTGGTACTGTTGGTGTTACCAATCAAGATGAAGTCTTTATCTTCTCCTGTAATACTAGGCATCCTCTAAAATATGACCCTGAGATGACTGCATCTCCTGGTCGTAATGGTCTGTGGTATCTGAATGTACTAAACACAGCTCAGCAACCAAACCAAATCTATCAACGTGTTTCCACTCTTGCGGAGTATGTTAATGAAGAAGTCATCACAACTTCCAACACCTATATCAAGCGTGTCAACGATCGCCGTAGGGAAGATGACCGTATCTATAGACTCAGATACGTTGTACCAAAGGAAATTGACAACGTTAGAGAACCCTTGCTCGGTTATGTCCTTAAGGTCAGAACTGACGAGAATAGAAGACTAAGACCTCAGAAGATTGTTCTGGAAGCTGTTGATGCAACTACTGATATTCCCGTCTTCTTTGGTGATTCTCCGACTGTTGATCCTGCTAGTGGAGACAACCTCGCAATTGAAGCAGATTATAATTACGATCCCTATCTGACTGGCAACAGCAAGTCTTTGGTGTCTGATTGTGGTATCAAATTTACCATCGAATCTGCCAGACTAAAGAATATTAGTGGTACCGATCGCATTGAATTGACGGTCTTCGATCACACAATTAATACTAATATTGCTGCTGGTACAGCTTTAGCATCAGGTACAATTTTAACTGAGGTTAAACTCTCCAGTGTTACAGGTACTTTCACGCTAGGACTTGCAGTTGCTTGGTCTGGTTTCTCTGATAGCAGTGAGATTAGTGGCAACTTGCCTGTCGTTCATAAAGTTTATATTGAGGGTGGTACTACTCGTTTAGTCCTTCGTAGTGATTTCCCTCTACTGCCTACTCTGAAGTATAATGATAGTACCACTACTATTTTTGCTAGTGGTTCTGCAACTGGTATTCTCGCTGAGAAACCCAATGGTGGTCGTGACGACTTTAAAGATTACGAATCTGATCTCGGCAAACAGTATGTTATCCGTAATGCCCCTGCTTACACGCTGACTCCTGGAGACTTTGTTCGTGATGAAGCTGACGGTAACCAGAAAGATTATAAGATTGTCAGTGTTACTGATGTTGAGGAAGTTGAAAACACTTACTATGTGTATCGCGTTAAGACTCTGCGCCGCAGAATCTATAACCAACAGGATGGTATTTACTACCTGACTTGTTTACGTGGTGACTTCTCGCCTTCAGTTTCTGAGTTTAATACATTCAAGTTCGGACATCCTACCGAAAGACTGTATCCTGAGCTATTTGCTGACGATCCTCTGTGGTTTGACCCTGATGGTGATGGATCGCAGATTAAAGATGCTCCTGCCAGTAATTCTGTTGCTGATAACTATGTCCACGGTCTCGTGGTTGCTGATGATAACAAGAACAGTGTCACAAAAGAAGCAGTTGAATCTCTCCTTCTCAACGTAGAGAGAAATACGACTGTTACTCTCAGTGCAATGGATGGTAAGGCGGTTGCTTCTCGCGAAGATCGTCTAATCGGTGTTGAGGGTACTAGTAGTGCTGTTGCTGATAGACGAATCTATATGGAGCTGCGTCGTCCTTCACAGGCACGTTCTGGCAACCATACTTTTGAATACACTGGTTTCGGTCCTGGTAACTACTCCACTGCATTCCCCTCTAGACAGGAGTATGTGCTCTCTGACGATGAAGTCCTGTTCTCTCAGGCGAAGCGTCAAGACGGCGGTGTGGTCTTCTACTCTGGTCTGAACGCTAACGGTGACCTGTTCGTGGGTAACCAGCGTATCAACGCTATCTCTGGTGAAGAGACTAAGATTGATGACTCCGTGCTGCGAGTCGCTGGTGAGAACCAAGATGAAGAGTCCAACACTAACGATGTCACAGTTGACACTCTAACTGTCAACAACAAAGTTAAGTTTGACTTGATCAATGACTTCCAGATCTCTGCACCTGGTGGTACATTCTTCTCTACCCCTGTTACGATTGAGGTTGGTGATCAGTTTGCTGACAGCTCCGATGACCCTGGTTCTCTGACAATTAAGTCAGTTGCTAACACTGGTATTGCTGGTGTTGACCCTGCACTGGTTGAGACTGATATGGTCTTCAACCCTCCATTTAAACCAAACACTATTCAGTTCGCTGTTTGGGAACTTAACCCCAGAAACATTTCCTCTGGTCTTAATTATTCGATCAAGACATCGAAAGACAAGACAGTTCCTGCATCCGAAAGCTTTAAGCAAGAGGGTACAATTGAACTGCGTGGTACTGAAACTGTTGGTGAAGCACATAGAATTGCTAATGTCAACTATAACACCACGGTGGGTTGGATCTGGTGTCAGACTGATGGATTCCAGCAAGGTGAGACTCCCTCCTATGGATGGAGAGAGTGGGGTGTTATTGGTGCGGACGCACTAACCACGTACACCACTGGCACTGGTTCTACTTCGATTGCTACAGGCAACGATATGCGTCTGGGGGTCAACCTGAAGAATACTCGCGTTACCAACGGTAGCGTGATTCCTCTGCAGACTCTGGACGTTGAGGGTTCTGGTATCTTCCGCAACTCTCTATGGGCTGGTGGCGATAACCTTAACCCAACTGGTATCCACACCTTCCGTGCTTTCGATGATGATGGCAACGGCGTGGGTCGTGTCTCTATCAACACGGGTGATACAGCTGAAGTTGTTGGATCCATCGGTCTTTGGGTTGGTGGTGATATCATTGCCCGAGCTGGTGCTGTAGGCAGTGGAGAGAGCGAGGCAGTCGGTGGTGGTCAATCTAGTGGTAGCTTAACTATCGATGGCACATTCACTGCCCTCAGTGGTGGTCAACACGAGATGGTTGGTGATCTGACAGTCACTAAGGCACTCTATGTAAGAGGCGGTCTTAATAAGATGTACCAGATTGACTCTGGTTCTACTCTTAAGAGTGACATTGATCAGAGACAAGCAGATGATTCACTAAACTATGTGACATATGCTGGTCAAAACATTGTTGTTGGCGATGCAGTTTGGGGCAATGATCATTTTGACGATGCTTCTACTGCGAAGCTAGTTGTTAAGGCAGATGGTTCTGCTCGTATCGGTAATGCTAGCGGTGGTATCCAGATGGATGCCAATAGCAATGTGTCTATCGGTGAAGCAACTCCTAGCGCCACGGAGAAACTATGGGTCAATGGTTCTACTAAAATTGAGATCAGTGCTACTGAAGTCTTCACTATCTTTGATGACGGTGATCTTCGACTGAAGGTAACACCTACTGGTCAGGTTGACTTTGTTGGTGATGGTACTGCTAGTGTTCCTAATTCTAGAATTGGTTCTACTGGATCCCTAACTCTGGGAGATGACTTTACTGTCAAGAAAGCAGATATTTCCACAGACACAACATTCTATATTGATTCTGCAACTGGTAATACCGCTGTTGGTAACGACAGTGATAATACTGGTACACTTAGAGTTCATAGTAATGCAGCGTCATCAAATTCTACTTCTGGAGCTCTGATTGTTGATGGTGGTGCTGGTATCTTCGGTGACTTAAATGTCGGTGGAAATCAAATTGTCACTGGCAATATTGAACTTGAGGGCGGACAACTAGATGTAAATAGTGGTGGCTCTAATAACTTTAAAGTTAATACTGATGGTAGTATTGACATAAATCAAGTTACTGGTTACTTTACACCTACTGCTGGTCGTAAGTGGGAAGAAATTGATTCGGACATCACGGTAGTCAGTAACGTTAATTACTATGTTACTACATTTACTGGAACGCAAGTTGTGGTTACACTTCCTACATCACCTCAAAAAGGTGATCAGATTCGTTTCTTGGATGTTACTGATGCTTTGACTTACAATAAGCAAATTAAGATTACTACAGGATCTGGCAGCAGCAATCCTATTCAAGGAGATGCTGGTGGAGAATTAATTATTCAGACACCTGGCGCAGGTTTCGGTCTGCTTTATATCAACTCTGTTATTGGTTGGCGTATAATCGAACTCTAATGTCAAAAAATCTAGAAGAAATTCGCGGCTTCAAAAATGCCGCGATCGGTACAATTATGGCGTGGGGTGGAGGTAGTTCAGATCTTCCTCCTGGATGGTTGGCGTGTGATGGTGGTGCCAACGCCAATGATGATTATCCTTTACTTAAAGCTGTTATTGGATACACTTATGGTGGTTCTGATGCATCAGGTCAATTTCAAGTCCCTGATTTAAACAATGGTAAGATACCTTTCCATAAGGGATCTACTTACGTTGGCGATTCAAATAATAATAGCGGAAATGTGAGTTTGAATGCAGATTGGTCTATTAATGGTAGACCCAATAAAGTAATTCAATATAGTTCATCGACCTTAACTGGAAATGCTACTGGTCAGATGACAAGTTCTAATTCGATTTTTAGAAAACAAATTCATTATCAAAGTAGGATGATGAGTCTCGAAAACCTTCCTGGTCACGGGCATAATCCTAATATTAAAGCGTTAAATTCTCAGCATACTGGAAACCCTTCTGGTGAAAGTGGTAGTGATATTACATTTCAAACTGCTAGATCTATTATCAACAGACAGGGTGCTGGTGTTAAAATTGGTGGTCCTAATGATTTTGAAAATAATAGAATGACTAAACCACCCCAAGCTCACGGTCACGAGTCAATGCAGATTGTAATTGATAAGGGAAGTATGGCAATTAATTCGTACTCTGATACTTATAATTCTGATAATATGTCGGTTAATAATTATGATAGTATGGGTAATGCCGTTTTGGACTTTACTCAACCGCATCAAACAGCAGTTTATATGATTAAAGCTTACTAAATATCTTAGGGCATCACAACCAATGGCGAAAGTATATGCTAATATTAGAGGAGCTCAAGGTGTTGCACCTGGAGTGATTGTTCCTTTTTCAAAGGAATGTCAATCTGATGCAAACTTATTAGAACGTGTCCCTGGTGGATACTTACGTTGCGATGGCAAAGTTTATCAAGCTCAAGATTTTCCTGGTTTAGCTAGAGTTATTGGGGTTGGTCCATCAGGAGGATCTGGTGTTCCTGGATGTGCTTTTAATCCTGGAATAGATTCTTCAGTTTTGATTAACCCTACGTTTGATTCGGATGGCAACTTTACTGGAGGTAGTTTTGCAGTTCCTAATCTAGGTGCTAAAGTCTTAGTTCCTAACAGTTCAGCTGGGCAGGAATTTATGGGCAACAATGTTTCTGGCGGCATTTATGAAAGAGCTGGTATAGGATATGTTGCTAGCATAGCATCAGTGGTTACTACAACAATGAGCGGAACCATTGAAGATAGTGTTTATACAGCTAATATTTCTGGGCAACCAACTTTTGCCATTGAAAATAACGGGACATCGACAACAAATACAATTGATATTGGAAAAACTGCTGCTCACACTCACAATGACGTGTGGTATGAATCTGATATGAGAGATGAAGGTTTTGATAATGACCTTCAGGATAGTACTTCAATTGACATTGTGAAGTATCAAACTAGTACAACTACGGTCACTCATAGTGGTGCAAATATTACACATAATCATACAGTCACTGGCGGTTCTGTAGAGAACAACTTACAGTATACTAGAGCTGCGACTACCATTAATTATAACGGATCTAGTGCAACTGCTAACATCCAGGCAG